GTCACTCACTTTCTTGATCGAGAAACCCTCGATAACCAGAAAATTATTTGCCGCAGTCTCTGCTATTGATTTGTTAGTCATTACCTTCCTCCACTTCTTCCCAAGCGATATGCGCTCCCACGTTATACAGCCGCTCACTGTTATCATCTATGCCAATGTCTCTCGAAAAAACATATGACGCGGTTGCAACCTCGAACCAGTTTAAAATCATACCCTCACACTCATAGTCACGAATGACCTCACGCCATTCACCATCAAGCATCCACATTAAAGTTTCCAACGTGGTTGCGGTAAATTCTTTTCGCATCATTGCGTTGGTTTCGTTGGTGAGCCATAACAAAATGCGTGTGTAGGTTTCCTCATCTACCAGTGGCACCAGCCAGTAGCCGTTGCCCCAGTTTTGTCTACTGGCACCGATTTGTTGATACTCGCATTCATACCCTTCAAATATTGGCGAATCGCCATCCCTGAATTCAATCTTTCCCATTTTTAACCTCCTAGGTAGCCGTAGCTGTTATTTGACTGTTTAAAGAAACACCAGAACCCTTCTGATACCCTTCCCGATAGGCTTTTTCATTGCCAATGTATTGTTTTTGTGGGGATGCGGAGTAGGACAGATTAAACTCTTTTATGATTAGGTCGTTTTTGACCAGTACCAAGTCGGTTCCAGTGGTCGCAGATGCCTCGCGCAAATCTCTCTCGCGTTCAATCTTTATCTTGCTGGCGTTGTTCAGGATTGCAATAGCCGCTCCAGCCTTGAACGAATTTCGCTCAGTTCGATCTCCCCAGAATTCCTTAGCGAGCCGCTCTGTTACATTCACCAGATAGTCAAACATCATCATGGCTACCTGAGTGTCCTGCTTTGTCCCGCAAAATACTATGTAATCAAATCCGTTAGGATTCCTCCGTTTATAAGGCATTGTTGATGTAAGATATGATGCCGCCCAAGCCAGATTCCAGACCCATTTGGAGTTTCTTTTCTCGTTTGAGAACATCTGCTCCATATCGGATTCGCTCAGTGTCTGAGCCTCGATCTCCGCGAATTCAATGTCATGTTTTCGCATGATTGCCTCAGCCTGTCGAAGTGCAGTGGATGCCTCATACTCATTGCTTGCGGCATGCTTTGCCATATCCAGAAGTTTCTGAACCTTCGCTAAAATTTTCTCTCTGCTCATGTGTAATCCTTCTTAATATTAAGTTTTGCGGCCTTACGCGAGCCTTTATTTGCTCGCTTTTGGCCTCCCTTGATACCCTTAGACGCTCGCTTCATGTTGCGAGCAATCTTTAGTCCTAACTTCTTTTCCATAGTTCCTCCTATGTACCCCACGAAATAAGTGATGACATTGTTCTTACTGCGCGTGGTGCGTCGAATTTTGTCCAGCACTCGCCCAGTTCATCGAATTTAACTAGACTTACAAGCGTGTCGGAATTGTTTTCCCAAGGATTGAACGTGTTGAAAACAATATCTGACATCTCACTTCTGCGTTTTGCGTTGAGATAAGCAATAGCGGCATCCTTTTCGCTCGAACACTCGATCACATACTTGTTTATCTCAAAATCATTGCACTCCCATCCAGATAGAAAATTGTCGGTCATGCTGACGTAATATTTTGTCGCGCTCATAAAAATCTCCTCAGGGGCGGCCACCCGCCCCTAGTGATAGTAGTTTAAGAAGTAGCCATCTCCTGCAATTCGGCTAATTGAAAAGCATCAAGGTCTTTGTACAAACGAAAACTCTTGTCAGTGTTTGTTGTCCAATTCTCTGAACCATCATCATCAAGACACGGATTACATTCATACACTACACAAGTCATTTTGTGATCGTTGAAATCAATACACAGGTCAAACATCCTGTCTCCAATTTGACTACCGACCCAGTAAAGTTCGCTATCGTCTTTGTTATCTTGAACTTCTGAACTAAGAAAATGGTCAGATTGAATTTCCTCAAGAAAGAAATTATTCAAATCCAGTTTTTCTGCCTCGCTTAACTCTAATTCAGTCTTATACATTTTTAAATCTCCTAGGGGAGCAAGGCTCCCCGCTATTGTTAATCGTTCTTAATAATTCGGAATGTATCCACCATATCCCTCAGTATCTCTATTGAGATAGGGATTGTTGCGTGTTGCTCCCGCACTACATACTCAGGAATAGTGCGCTCCCTCGCAGAGTTGCGAGCCAGCGAAGTGGTCAGCGATACCTTGACGTATACAATTTCGACCTCAAACCCCGCACGATTAGCCTCGCGGATCATGCTGATATATTTCTCAGCGCGGGTGCCAGTGCCGTCAAATATGAATGACTCACCTTCCGCAAGTTTCGCGTAAAATGCGCGGGTAGCTTCCGCGCTTGACCAGTCATGGACTAGCTCAGGTTTTTTCGGGTCATAGTCTGGATGAAGCTTTTTCAATTCATCGCTATCTATGACAGGCAAGCCAGCGAGTGCGGCATCATTTTGACGCACCCAGCTTTTACCTGAGCCAGCGGCTCCCGCCATTAAAGTTAAAACAGGCATATTTAAGATTCCTCAGTGAAATACTCAGGTTTTAAAAGTTCCAGCGCAGTAGTCAGCCTTTTGTTTTGCTCCTCTAAAGCTTTTTTCTCTAGCAATAACTGGCATATCCTGCGTCTAGCGTATGAAAGAACCGACCTTGAAGCCCAAAATCTTTTTTCAACTTCTTTAGGCTCAAGCTTTATAGATGCAGTCCCTCGCGGTGTATAAAACCGCGTTATCTCTTCAGGTGTAAGCTTCATTTTAAAACCTCCAGATTTTTACGCGATTCCGCGCAATTTCATTCTCTCTATTGATTACAAGCCATAACGTAATAGCTTGAATGGTGAGTAGTGCTACTACTGAGGCAATCATGCGGTAGCACCTGCATACAGCAAGATATCCTTGAGTGCCGCTACTGCCTGCCATCGCGTATCAAATCCAGCCGCTACTACCTTGTTACCAGCCATAACTTGCCAATATAAACCGCTAGGTGATTTTTTGATTTTCATGTGTGTTTCTCCGTTTGCATATTTCGGGAATGCTTTCCCCATGCTTTTATTTTTTATTCTGCATGCCGCTCAGTAGACGGACATCAGGTCACCAGCGTTAGGTGACGATATGCGGCACCCTAGTAACAGGTGCCGTGATTGTTTGTGTGTATTGCCTGCAATGTTCTCTATGTAGTGTCGGTGCCTATAGAGCCTTGCATGTACCAGTCAAAGAACCATCCCCTGTAGGTTACCCAGTGTCGCGTACTTAGTGCCTATTCATTACCTGATTTCAATTAAGCTTGCAGTGAGGTTGGCTCCAAGTCTCTACGCTAAACCTTTGTATGGTGTAGAAACTGCGCTGTTTCAGAACACTAAGCTTCGATAAAATCGAGAGTTAGCACGTTGAAAAACTCCGCTTCGGAAATTCTATTTTTGACCCGCATTCCGCTCATCTAGTAGGGTCACCCTCGGTCTTGTCACCTGTCAAAGTCAGCGAAATTTTAAGCCTGACCCATCAAAGGGAGGGAAGCTTCTTTTTAATGTCTACCCGTAGACGTTGAACTCACCTTTAATCCTTTCGAGAACCCCTGAGGGCGGTGGCGGTAGAAGCCTTGTTGCTATGTTTCAATGGTCACCATATTACACTGTTGATAACTGGTGTACAGCAATAAATTTAGAAATGGTAATATTCACACTTTTATTATTATCGGCATACTAGCGTTGCTACTAGGTGCCTAGTGGTAGTGGTGGCAGGAAATCAAAAGCTGTTCCTATATAGGTAATAACAAAAATACTTTTGGTAATATTTACATAGTGACAAATATACTATTGACAAGGCATTTTGACGGTTCCACTAAGGAACTATGCCACTATAACGCCCTGAGAGCTTCATGGTGACAAAGTATTAAAAGGTATACTACGGCATGGGTAAGGTGCTTAAAATGCTGTCACGGAGTTTTCGGTAAAAAACTTCTTATAAATCAATAGCTTACGAATGGTACAAGTGACCTAGAACGGTAAATCAGCACTTTATGGCCTATTTGTGGTGTATTTACTGGACTTCTAGCTATAGATAGTGTAATGAGAGCGGAAACTATTAAGGACAGCAGGTCATGAGTGAGTCGAGAGTCAAGGAGCAAGGATTAACCAAGAAGCAACGAGCGTTCATAATGGCGGTAGTGGGCGATAATGACACTGGTAGCCCTATGACGCTAGCTGATGCTTATAGATATGCCTATGACGTTAAAACAATGTCATCGAATGCGGTAAGGGTAGAAGCTTGTAAGCTCTATGCAAAGCTAGCGGATAACCCTAATGTTGCCATAATGCAATCTGAGCATGTTGCGGCAATGCGTCAGAAAATGCAGGCTAGTCAGGTAGCTAGACAGCTAACAGATTCTGAGCGGGTTCTGGATATGCTCCGCTCCACTATGGATAACGCAGACACTTCGCCCAATATAATGGCGAGATTGAAAAGTGCGGAGCTATTAGGCAAGGCGAACGGTTTATTTATTGAGCGTCAACACACTGAGACAATCGATAGAACGGCTCAGGATGTCATGATCGAACTAGAACGGAGGCTATCAGTAGCCAGTGACCAGCAAGGTAGCAGTCTTGAGGCTGAGACTACTATAGCGGGATCGGCTGATGATGATGGGACTAGGCACTAAGTCGTTGATTTTGCAGGAGTTTTTACGATTTCAGTCTTTTTCTCGCTTTCTACTATCATTTTCTAGCTGACCCCATCCCCCCCTTTCGCCCGCACCCACCTCTCTATCTATATATAGAGTTTTGCTCATTAAATTACCTAAATTAACTAATGTCACTATGTTACTCATCCCTTTTTTTATCAGGATAACGGGCAGGAGTCCCAGCACCCTCAAAAAATTTCTAAAAAAATGCTTGACATTGATTTGTCAACAGCAATAAAATGCTAAAATCTAAAAGTAGTTCTGTTTAGATCTAGGTCATTCCTAGCTAGCGCATATCTGGAGACTGATATAACTCATCGGGATTGCTTGGTGCAATCCCTTTTTTTATACCTAAGTAGGTTAATCCTAGCTAGGACAATCCTAGGGGGAACCTATGTCTGAAAAAAATGTTCCACATGGAACAATTGATCCTAGTTTATTAAAGAATGTTAAAAACCTTCCTGCAGAAGAGCAGAAGTCTGTTTTAGGGCTTCTTGAAGAACTGGACGAAATACAAAATAAAGAAAAGGCACAACAGTCCTATCTTGGTTTTGTGCAATATATGTGGCCTGCTTTTATAGAAGGTAGGCACCACGCGATAATGGCTAATGCTTTTGAAAGGATTGCCAAAGGTGAACTCAAGCGGCTTATAGTTAACATGCCGCCAAGACATACAAAGTCCGAGTTTGCTTCTTACCTGTTACCAGCATGGTTTCTGGGTCAGTACCCAGAAAAAAAGATCATACAGACCGCACACACCGCTGAACTGTCGGTGGGGTTTGGACGGAAAGTAAGAAACCTTGTTAACAGCGAGGATTTCAAAAAGGTTTTCCCCAAGCTGTCGTTAAGGGCTGACTCCAAGGCTGCGGGGAGATGGAGTACCAATCTTGGTGGTGAGTATTTTGCTATAGGGGTTGGTGGCGCAGTAACAGGTAAGGGTGCTGACCTTCTTATTATCGATGACCCTCACAGCGAACAGGAAGGACAAAGCGCAGACCCAGCGGTATTTGACCGCACCTATGACTGGTATACGTCTGGCCCTCGACAGCGATTACAACCCGGTGGTGCTATTGTTGTTGTGATGACGCGATGGCATATGAGGGATCTGACAGGAAAGATTATAAAGGCTTCCGTTCAACGCGAAGGCGTGGATGAATGGGAAGTTATAGAATTTCCAGCAATTATGCCCTCAGGCAAAGCCCTGTGGCCAGAGTTCTGGAGCCTCGCGGAATTAACCGCGCTTAAAAATGAACTACCGTCTTCCAAGTGGAGCGCACAGTATCAGCAAAACCCGACCTCGGAAGAGGGCGCATTAGTAAAACGTGAGTGGTGGAAGATCTGGGAAAAGGATAATCCTCCTTACTGCGAATTTGTTATACAGTCTTGGGATACAGCGTTTCTCAAGACACAACGGGCTGACTATTCAGCCTGCACCACATGGGGAGTGTTCTACTCTCCTGATGAAGAAGGGGCAACTGTCCCTAATATCATATTGCTCGATGCCTATAAGGATCGTCTGGAGTTCCCTGAACTCAAGAAGGTTGCTTATGAGATGTGGAACGATGTGCAACCTGATGCCTTTATTGTAGAAGGCAAAGCTGCTGGTATGCCCTTGATCTTTGAATTAAGGGCAATGGGCATTCCTGTTTCTGAATACACCCCCTCAAGAGGTAATGACAAGATCGCCCGTGTTAATGCAGTGGCTGATCTGTTTGCATCTGGTGTGGTCTGGTGTCCAGAAACCCGCTTTGCTGAAGAGGTGATACAGGAGTTTGCGTCTTTCCCTTCTGGGGAGCATGACGATCTCGTAGATTCCTCTACACAGGCGTTACTACGCTTCAGGCAGGGAGGCTTTTTAAGCCTTAACTCAGATGAAGAAGAGGAGCCTGTTCTACAGAAAACAGCACAATACTACTAACATAAGGAAACTTATGCCTTTTTTGCAAAGCAACGTACCGCATTTTAAATGCTGGGTACGCAGGGAATACACCCACAATCACAACCAGTATCATGGCGAGTTTCTGCATGCGATGGCAATAGCCGTCACCACAATACCCTGCAGGAGCCTGAGTTTTCAGATTATATTTACTGGTGCCGAAACCTACGACAACGATGAACCCAATGTTCATGGCGGGGCAATGTGGGCAAGAATGCCAATTACGGCACTGGTGGGTGATACCCCTTTTGAGGAGTGGCCTGAACCGATGCCTGTATGGG